CCCCGACGCGCTCGAGCGGTACGGCGACTTGCATAAGCGCCACGGGAACCGCTGCCCCTGCCCTATTCACGGCGGGAAGGACAACAACCTCGCGTTCCGGGACAACTCCTTCCACTGTTTTGTCTGCGGCGCGGGCGGAGATGTCATCACACTGGTCGAGAAGATTTTTAACCTCTCCTTCCCGGACGCCGTGCGGAAGCTCGCCGAGGATTTCGGGATCGCCCCGGGCGTTGATCCGGAGGCGATCAGGCGGCGGCAGCTCGCGGCGGAAGCACGGAAAAGGCGGGCTGAACGCGAAAAAGACGACTTCCGGCGCCTCGCGACGTTCTATCACCAGATGCAGGACCTTCCGTCGACCCCGTTCCGCGACAACTGCGTTCGCACGCTCGCCGCGACTATCGACGAGATCATCCAGCGCGGGGACGCGAGCAGCTACCCGGTCGACGAGATAATCTCGACCATGCGGCAGGGGCTGCAACGGGAGCGACAACTAAGAACGCCTGTTCGTTTCGCGCAGACTTCCCCTCCACCATTTCACGAAAGGACGTAACAAACCGTGGCTGAAATCATCGAGCCCAAAATCAAAGAACTCCCGGCGTGGACGCTCGAGGATTTCGAGAGCGCCGTCCCGCACAACTGGCTCTACAGCAACTATTACAAGAATCCTTTTACATATCGTCGTGCACTCGTCAAAATAGACGAATCTGCCCGCAAAATCGGCTACCCCGGGTTCAAGGCGGAAATGCGCGACTATGTGAAAGAATTCGGCGACGGCAAGGTCAACGAGAGCGACTATACCAACACGACCGAGTTCGCCGGACAGCCCATCGAACTGAACTGCGGCAAGTACATTTGTACGGATACAGGCGTTTCCATTCCGTCCCTCGGCGAGGTCACGACTATCTGCCCGCACCCGATCCTGATTTCCGGTCGACTCGTCAATCTCGACTCCGGAGAGGTCCGGCTCGAGGTGTCGTTCAAGCGGTCAGCGGAATGGCGGACCGTCGTCGTCGAGAAGATCATCCTCGCGTCGGCGGCGAAGATCATCGACCTTGCCCGGCTCGGGATCGCTGTC